TTTAAGACCTGATAGATACTTCTTAGGTATCTTTGTCTTTTTATCTTTTGCGACTTTTCTTTTTTTTGCCATGTGCTGAATCTTTCATTAATCGACCATCAGGCATATAATGGTAACCTTTAGGTGCTTTTTTTCTTTTCTTAGCCATTACTTCTTCTTCTTCTTTTTAGCTTTTTTTTTCTTTTTCTTATTCATTGTATGATAAGGCATAATATTCTCCTATTAGTTAGTTAATTTTCCACCTGACCATTTTGCTTCAGGTAATCCATTAGTATATGATTTTCCATCAAATGTTAATACTTGTTTTCTATTAGAGCCATCTTTATATGAAACATGAATCCACCCACTATTAGGTTCGCCTGTATAGTATTCTAAAATTAGCTGGTCAAAGTCACAATGGTTTTCAATCCACAAAGCTACTTCAAGATTAGACACTCCAGCTATCTCAAAATCTGTTGCGTTGCCTGTAGTATGTTGTGATGTTTTTTTACTTCCTATTGCTTCGCATAATTCTTCAGAACGATAGCCAGATGTAATTGTAACAGGCTTATCAAACTTAATTCTTACAGGCTCTAGTATTTCATAACAAAGATCGCCTAAGTTTTTTATTTCTCCAGCACCAGCTTTATTCTTAATACCTTTTCTTGTAGCAGTTTGTGATTTTTCAAACTCCTCTAATGTAAAATGTTTGGAAAGTTGCATTTAAACCCCTATGGTTTAGTTGGCCATGTAACAGCATTAACATCTTCAACAGTTGTTAAGCCATTTGTAATATCTCTTAATGCTTGTCTATAAGTTTCCCATTCAGTTTTATCTGTAATAGGAGAATCACTCATCATAACCCAATCAGATGAAGCTATTAGTGAGTTTCTTCTTTGTCTTAAATCTGCGATTGCTCTATCAAAAGCACCATCATTCCATGCTTGTTCTTCAGCATCTCTTTGTGCTTCTTCTTCTGCTGTAAAGGGTACTTGAACCCCATTTATTAAGTGATGTCTTGGCATAATTATTTATACTCCATTGTTAATTGTTAAGCAATACCATAAAGGCAAATATCTCCAGCATCTATGTTGCCAGATGAAAATTTAAACTGAACTCCATCTACTGCTAAAGTTGTGTTTCCATACCCAGCAGTAAATCCATTTCTTGCATAATTATCAGATGCGTAACTAGAACTTTTACATATAAAATGTTTAACAAATGTAGTGGAACTCGGATTAAATAAATGTAATATGGCACTTCCACTCTGGTCGTTATCATTACCAATAAATCTTAACATTGTTTGAAAACCTGTACCCTGTGCTAAATCACCAGAAGTAGAATAAAAAAATTGTGTATCACTATCACTCTCATCGTGCATAGCTGTAAAGTGGGTTGATGTTTTTGTTACATTATAGTTTGAACCACCATCAACACTCATGTTAAAAGTTAATTCAGCATTATCTGTTGCTGGGTGTATATTATTAAAAGTAAATACATACTCCTTATAAGTATCATCTAGCACCACACCATCAGAGCCATCAACAAAAGATAAAGTAGCAGATGAACTAGCTGTTAGCTTTTTAATAAATACCATACTTCCACCAAAGCCTGATGCCATTGAACCATTGTCGAATATTGTTGTGCCGTTAGATATTAGTCCCATGAGAAAACTCCTTTTTGAATTTCTATACTGTAACGAAGTGAAAGTGTAGCCATTATCCTACTCCATACATTTTGATTGTTCCTGATGTTATGTTGCCACTTGTTAATGCAAATTTTATTCTAGTAATAGCTGTGGTAGTGTTAATATAACCAGCACTAAATTGATCACCAGCATAGGTGCCTGTTATCATTCCAGCAAATCTTGACATAAAATGTTTTACAAAAGTAGTTGATGATGGATTGTATAAATGTAATGTTCCATTTTCACACTCATCAGAACCACCCGATGATAATACTGTTAATGGTTGTAGTGATGATCCTTGAGCTTGATCTCTATCAGCTAAATATCTTAAATCAGTTGCACTATCAGATTCAGTATGATAAGCATCAAAAAAAGTTGATGTGATAGTTTGATTATAGTTAGTATTTGTTCCTGTATCTACTTGAAATGCAAAATCTCCATTTTCATCACCACTTTGTATATTAATAAATTTAAACATATAAACATCATAAGTGCTATCAATACCTGATGTAAATGTAATTTCACTTGAATTAGATGCAGTTTGAGTAGAAAGTAATATTAGCTTTCCTGTTGGTACTGCACCATCTAAAGCACCATTGTCTATTAATGTTGTTCCACCTGATACTACTGCCATTTTAACTGTCCTTTATTCCATATAGTTTTATTGTGCCAGAATCTATGTTGCCAGAATTATTTTTAAAAATTACTCCATTGACAGCAGATGTTGTATTACAATATCCACCTACAAAACTTTCAATACTTTTATCATCTGGGTGATTTGAATTTGTTGTAGAAATAAAATGTTTCACAAATGTTGTTGATGATGGATTAAATAAAGTTAATCTACCACAATAATTATGATCGTTGTCAGTTGACATATCATTAGCTATATTCTGTAATCCTGTTCCTTGTGCTAAAACACCCGTAGCTTGAAATGTTAATGTTGAGGAACTTCCTGATTCATTATGTTCTGATCTAAAATATGTTGTTGTTTTAGTAACATTATAATTACTTCCACCGTCTGTGCTAAAATTTACGCCACCAAAAATACCTGATTGAGAGCCAGAATGATAATTTATTATTTCAAATATATAAATAGGATATGTACTATCTAAAACAACTCCACTAGTTCCATCTACAAATGAAATATCAGCACTTGAACTAGCAGTAATTTCTTTTATTAAAATTTTAGAACCTAAATTAACATTAAATGCACCAGCATCTAAAATTGTAGTGCCATTGGAGATAAAAGCCATGTTTAAATCTCCTCTAGTTTAAACTTATATTTCTTGCCTGATTTGTTATTAACAATAAATAGATCGTCAGAACCCTCTTGAATAGTCCAGTTACCTTTAGTGCCATCTATAGAGTTACCCTCTGATTTTGCCTCGTTAGATAAATGTAAGTCTCCTGTGTATATGTTTCTCCAAACAAAAGATGCAGTTCCTAAATCGTAAGTATCTGTTGTGTCAGGAACTATGTTTGAATCTACTGCTGTTAAATCTGATGCCACATCTCCAAAAGTTAAATTACCAGAACCATCTGTAGTGAGTGCTTGTCCTGAAGTACCATCTGCACTTGGTAAAGTAAGAGTTAAATTTGATGCTATAGAATCAGATGCTTTTAAAGAAACATAATTAGTTCCATTATCTGTGTCTTCAGGAATTCTTATTTCTGCACCAGCAGTTGAGTTTCCTGTAATTGTTAATGGAGTTGCAAGTGAAACTGTTGAATCTAACCAATTAACTGTGTTAGCTGTGTGGTCTAAAGTTGCAAGAGATATATCATCTGCCCCGTCATAATATTTTAAGGTTGGGGTAGTTGCTGAAGTTGTATCTAGCCAAATCGTACCAGCTACTGCACCACTTGGTCTTGATGTACCAGAATTAGATGTATTAATAGCCTCAAGAACATTGTTTAGATCAGTTCTAAATGAGGGAAATGATTGGTTCGCTATATCGTAATCGTGTTGTGCCATGATGTGTTTATACTCCTTTTAAAACCCTTTTGCAATAAAATCAAATGTTCTTGATATTGCTGTGTCAGAACTGTTAAAAAACGAAACATCAAAACCATTAACTGTTTTATTAGCAACTGTAAAATAATCTCCTGTTGCCATATTTTCGCCTGTAATTCCAACTGCATAATTAACAGATTTATATGGATTTGTAAATGTAACAGTATAAGTTCCAGCACCAGAAGTTATATCATTTCCACTAAATATTCTATCTTCCATATCTATAGAAACTGTTACTTGTGAAACTACAGGAGTAGATGCTAAATCTCTTGAAATTAAAACTACTCTAAATTTAAAATATCTTGCTGTATAATTTCCAATTACGAAATTTTGGAACGCAGTATAAGTAATATTATCATCAGAAGTTGCAATCTCAATATGAGCATTACAATTAGAACCAACATCTCCGTCAAAGTTAGAAGAAGCTGAATCAAATAACCCACTTCTATTATCAAATAAGTCATCTGGGTTATCTGCTGTTTGAGTTAATGAAGCTGTTATTCTTGCAGTATGTTTAGCACCTATATCAATTACATCTGAAAATAAATAATTACCACTTGCATAAAAATCAGCATTAGAAACACCAGAATCAAAAAATCTACTTGTCTCATCATCAAATAAACCAGAAGCTGAATCAAAAAGTTCTGAAGAATCTAATCTAATTGTACTATCTGCAATAACTGTATTTGTATTTGTTCCTAAGAAATCTGGGTGTTCTGATTGTGTAGCAATAGAATTAAAGTTTTGTACACTTGTAACATTAGAAACAATAGCTGTTGCGTTAGAACTAAAGTTACCAAGTTTATCTACTGCTTTCAAAAGATAAGTTCCAGCCCTAGCTGGTACAGATATTGAAGTTGCTGGTCTTGATACTTTTTCTACTAATGCTACTGAGTTTTGCCAATCAGCAGTTCCATCAGTTTCTTCACTAAATCTTAAATTATAATATG